CTATACCCCAATAGTTTTCCAATTTTCCAAGCTTCATCTGAATTTTTATCGTTTAAATATCCTCCTTTACTTTTAGCAATTTCATATAATCTATTAGCCTTTTTTTCGTCGCGATAAACAATAGACATCATAGTATTTTGTGATGTCATTCTTATGGGTATAGCGCCAAGTTTATATTTTTCTAATTTTTTAATGTGTTGTTTATTTAAATCGATGAGGGCAACATCTTTTTTACCCTTAATAAGCATTCTTAAAGCATTTGCATCATTGCGAGCCTCTTTAGGGTGAATTTCTTCAACAATATTTAATTTTTCATTGTATCTTTCAAGAAGGGATCTACGGCTCATTTAAATATAAAATACATCAATAAATATCTTTAAATATAAATAAAAATAGTTTAAATTTATATGTTTAAAACATTTACTGTCAATGACAGATCGAAAACCAAATTATTATTGGACATTTGAAAAGTGTAAAGAAGACGCCCTCAAATATACCACAAAAAAAGAATTTGCCGAAAAATCTCCCTCATCTTATGTTAAATCAAATCGAAATGGATGGATGAACGATATATCATCACATATGATATTGTACGGAAATAAATATAAAAGATGTATATACTGTTATGAATTTATTGAGGATAACAGAGTATATATTGGACTAACATATAATATCAATGAAAGAGAAAGCAACAGAAAACGCGATAAAAATGATAAAGTAACAAAACACATAAACGAAACCGGATATGTTCCAGTAAGAAAACAATTAACAGATTATATTGATGTTGAAGAAGCATCAAAACTAGAAGGAGAATATCTTGAAAAATATAAAAATGATAATTGGATAATATTAAATACGGCGAAAACAGGCGGAATTGGCGGGTCGACATTATATTGGACAAAAGAAAAATGTATTAATTCGGCAAAGGACTGTAAGACAAGAAATGAATTTAGAATAAAATATCGAGGAGCATATTCGTCATCGGTTAAAAATGGATGGATTATTGATATATATCACATAATAAAACAAGAAAGAATTAATGTAAAATACACAAAGGATATGTGTATTGAAAAGTCAAAATATTGTCAAACAAGGAAAGATTTTAAAGAAAAATATAAAGGAGAGTTTGACGCCTCATACAAATATGGATGGCTCGACGAAATTAGTTCACACATGATAAGGAAAATGAAATGGACAAAAGATGAATGTAAAAGAGCGTCATTTAATTGTATAAACAAAAACGATTTTAAGAAAAAACATAAAGGGGCGTATAATTCCTCGATAAAAAATAAGTGGATAAATGATTTTTTTAGTAAAAAATAACATCGACATTGCACTCCTTTAACATCTCCAATGCAATAGACTGGGATTCTTGCCATTTTTCTTTATTCTTTGTTGTACAAACTTCTTTGCAATAAATTGTTTTTATTCCTGAATTAATAATCGCTTTGGCACAATCGGCACATGGCAATCCTGATGTTAGATACATTGAACATCCGTCAATTGATATCCCTATTTTGGCAGCATTAGCTATTGAGGAAATTTCGGCATGACACATGTAAAAGTACTTTATAGGTCTTTCCTGACGCTCAGGTTTATTGTCATCCAATCCCCTTGGAAAAGAATTATAACCCGTAGAACGTATCTCTTTACCCTTACCAACAATAACTGCACCTATCTGGGTAGACTGGTCTTTTGATTTAAGTTTAACTTGCTCCGCAATTCCTAAAAAATATCTAACCCAATCCATTATACTGTAAGTTTATTAATGATTTCATTTACCTTTCCTGTTTGTTTTATTCCTTCCATAAATCTTGGACATAAAACAAAATGTTTATCAGATATCCATGTTCTTAAATCTAAATCATCTATTGCAACCCAAAACCCTGGTTTAAATTTATCAACATGTTCCAATATTTCTTTAGCCCTACTTTCTTCAAGTAATTGCATATTTGTAAATTTAAGAGAAGATGTTATATCTATTGGGCCTTTTATAACTTTTTGCCATTGAAATATTCCTTGGAGACTTTCTAATGAATAATGTTGCTTCCAATCACTCGATATAATAATATCCGCATTGGTTACCTCTAACACTTCATTAAACATTTGTACGGCTTTTGCGTTAAATCTATGCACATATCCCCATTCGGTAAGCTTGGGATGTATTTCACTTCCTAAACTTAGAACGCCATCAAGATCCAAGTATATAAACTTTTTCATGTGGCAAATATACGAAAAAACTTGAAGAATACAAAATACTAGTGGAATCCTTTATCCATGCGTTTATCGTTTTTACTTTCTTCATTTCCACTTTTTCTAATTACAAATATAACAAGTTTTACAAATTCCCAAAGTAAAAGTCCAAGCATAAACGCAACAAAAACATAGAGAGGGATAAGTGCAGGGTTAGAAAGAATAAAATTTAAGAATCTTTGTAACATTGTTTTTAATTTTAGTTATTATTTCTTATATCAATAAATATACCGCAAAATTATATATTAATCAATATTAGATATTGTTAATTCATATTTAAATAACCCGCAGTCCCATATTCTATCATATCCCAATTCTGTCATTAATTCTTTTTCTGTTTTACTAAAATCTAATTCAGGGAATTTTCGTTTTAATGAATTTTTACCAAATCCAAATTTATGAAAACGTTTATACCTATCAACTTTTGAATTATAGTAAGAATATCCTGGGCGTATTATTTCACATAATTTAAATCCCATATGTGTATAAAGATTATTGTTACCATCAGGTGTCCAACGCCTATCTGCAAAACTTATTATTTTTTTGGGAGAATAGTCATTTATAAATCTTTTTATAATCTTAGACGCCAATCCATTAACTATATAATCCTGTTTTACTGCATATCGAGTTAATTCAAATTCCCCAGCGATAGATTTCGTCATATTTCTTTTATCATTAAAAGTCATAACGCCAATTAATATATCATTAAAATATGCGCCATATGATATTATGGATGAATCATTTCCTTGTAGGTGATTATTATCTAAGAATACGGATTTTTCTTTGAATTCGATTTTTTTTATTTCAGTTTTTCTTGCTCCAATTTTAATTCCGTCGTTAATTTTTAGTAAATGTTTTATTTTATTTTTTACCATATTTTTATTTAATACCCACTCATCTTCAAAAATATGAATTAATTTATATCCAACATTATTACATTCGATGGTTTTATTTAGGTGATAAGAAGAATTTTTACCCATTTTTTCAGTATGATAATATAAACCATCATATTCGATAGCCAATCTAACACTTGGAATAATCAAATCAATTTCTTTGCCATTTAAAAGTTTTCTGTTTCTACTTTTTTCCACCTCAAATCCCAAATCTTCAATAAAATTTTTAATTTCTATTTCATTCTGAGATGACCATGACGGAACGGCATTTATATTTGCAATAGAAGTGTTTTTACTAAATATTAAGGAAGTGGCTTGTGATGATAATTTCTCATTAGGATATCGAAGTTTATACTCTCTACTTGACATATTGTGTTTACTCTTTAAGTGCGTATTTGAAATCACTTTCATTTTTTGATTACAAAGACTACAAATAACAAAATTTTGATCATTTAAAAAATCGGTCTCGGTTTTTTTATTCTTTATGAATTTTTTATGATAATGGATATCATCAGGAAATTGTGATAGGTATTCATCTAATGATATATCGTGTATATTTTGAATATGAATTTCAAAACAGCCGGTCTTATTATCGTGATCTTTAGTTTCCCACCCGCATAGTTTACATGTTCTAACATTTTCCACTTCAATTTCAACAATATCAAAGTATTCTTCAAACCATTTTTTCCCACTAATGATTTCAATTTTTTTTCGTTGGTAATTATTTAATGGTATAACAGGATCGTTGTACGTTTTTATGATGTGTTCGGTAAGAGCGCCAGATAAATTATTTATATCATTAAATTTCTTTTGTGTTTTCTTACATATAGCGACCAGCTTTCTATTTTTCGAATCCGGAGCATAACGATTTATTTTTGATTTTTCAATAATTTTACTATTACCATTCTTTTCTTGGCCTCCCCTTTTATTAAGTAAAATTCCGTTAGATTTTAATATTTTTGAAATTTTCTTATGACCGACTTTAAAACGTTTTCCGAGCTCGTGCGTGCTTTTTATCTCCGTACTATACATTTTAATAATTTTACTTATCTCATCGTTTGATAAATCTGTTTTACTCATAAAATGTTATTTATATATTTTTCAAATGTACATATAAATATTTTGAAAAACAAATATAATCCATTTAATTTTAAACCTATTTTAAAATAAAAATATAAATTTACAACATCACACCAAAAACCACAATTGAACGCAATAAAAAAGGGGATAAATTTATCCCCTTTCATATTGATTATTAAGATACTACTATCTCAATGTGTTAAGATCAAATACCTGTATACCTTTAACATCGATAACTCCAAAGTATCTGTTGTTTACCATCTTCTTCGCGTAACGGGTCATAATACCTTTTACGGGTGTGAAGTTAAACGGGTTATACATTGTTGGTGTCAACTGTAGAGGTACATACGGTGCATATACATAACCAGCATCCAATAATGATTTTCCTTTATGTCCCATTAAAATTTTGTTCGGTGGGAAGTAAGGATCGCGATATACCTGATAACGACCACCAAGAGTTCCGATTTTTTCGATACCCATGTTATACTGATCCTGTTCAGGTGCTGCGTTTGATACATGGAAATACTCAAGATCATCGAATACTGCAGAAACTTCTGAAGAAACTACGATCCAGTTAGCTCCACCTCTAAGGGTTGTTTTATGTATCTGTGCTGACAACTGGTTAATTTTCATAACCAATGTCTGGTTCCAGTCTTTCTGTGTGTAACCAGCAAATGATGCTCCAGCGTTACCATATCTCCACTCGTTCCAGTCCCAACGGGCTTTCCAAGCGGCGCCTTTTCTCAAGTCACGAAGGATTTCACGGTCAACCTCAGCAGCGATTTGTTCTGAAAGAAGAGCAGTTAACTCAGCTTCAGCATCGATGTTGTGGAATGCGCTAACGTCCTGTGCAAGTTCAGGTGACCATGCGGCTCTCAATTTTCTTTCTGTAACTGATACAGTAACAGACTGAAGATCGAAAGATACTTCACCGATTTCTTCTTCGAATTCAAGGGTGTCATAAGTTCTGTATATCAGTTGGAAATTGGCTGCGCCAAACTGTCCAACTCCACCAGTTTTTCCAGTAAATCCGCCTGTTGGTGAATATGTATCCACATCAACAGCAATGTACATTGCTCCGGCTTCGTCGCAAATGTCCTGATATCTTCCAAGAGGATATGGAGTTGTTGAAGTGGCTTTACGGCCATATTCTACAATACCTTTTCCGTATTTCTGTGTTACAATATGGAAGTTCCTAGAAACACCACTCATTGTAACGATAGCTGATGCTAAGAAATCTTCTGTATCCATAATGTTACCATAGGCGCCAATCAATTTACCCTGTCCATCAGTTGCAAATCCGGTGAATTTAACAATAACTTCACTATATGTCGATCCTGTGTAGATGAATGTATTTACGACTTCTTCTTCTACGCTTCCGTTCAAGAACTGAACAACTGTACTTGCAGTAATACCTGATGTGACATATTTTCCTTTTGAATAATCAAAAAGTCCTGTGTCAGGTGAGTTACCAGTACCGTTATCATTTTCATAGAAACGGTCATAAAGGTTAATGGCATTGTCAGGATATCCAGTTGCCTGTGCATCGGTTGTATTTGGCCAGCCATAAGGTGCGTAATGTGATCCTGAACTTCTTTCCTGAATTTTAGGAACGAAGAAGAACAGTTTACCAATTGGTAAGTTCATAGCCTGTACACTTACGATATCATTGGCTAAAAGTTTAGAGAAAACACGGCGGATGATCGGGAATACAACAGTTTCAAAAGAACCTGATGAATCGGAAACAGCCGCTTCGTTTATTAAATAACTCGCCTGGTTTTCATATAACTGTGCGATGTTATCTTTTTGGTGACCTTCTAATCCCTCTAGGAAACCAAGGTCGTCCCATTTTTTGATGGTATCTTCTTTGATAACACGAAGGTGTTTTAGACCTATGTTACCAACCATACCTGATTCTAATAATGCTCCCATTTTTTAATATTGGTTTTTAATTTTTTATTTTATTATTTTATTTTTCGCATCAATTCTTTCATTCTCTTAAACTGAGGATTCTCATAAGCTTTCGACTCTGATAACATCTCAGTAGCTGAAGACGCAAGTGTTGATGCAATTTTTTCTACCGCAGCTTCGGAAATCGGTTTTTTAGTTTCCAATTCGCCTTTGATAGTTTCGTAAAGATTTTTTGATTCAGTTATAGTAGAAACAGTATCAAATCTTTTTAAAATATTCAGTTTCTCTGGTCTTGTTGTTGAATGCTCTGTAAATAGACGAGTTGCATAAGCTAAACTTGCGTTGAAAACAGCGACTTCATTAAGTTTGTCTTTGAAAAGAACCAAAGCTTTTTTGTATTCGTTATTTTGATTTCTAAGAACTTTAACTTCTTCACGAAGTTCAGCAGGTGTATGTATGGTTGTTGAGCCAGCGTAGTGAACTTTTTTACTTGGTAATCCGGTTCTTGATTCCTCTGCTCTTTTTCCAAATGCGTCTGCTTTTGTTCTTGAACCTTCAGTTGCTTCGATTTTCTTGTCGCCACATTCTGCACATTCTGCCTGTTCTTTAGGCTCTTTAGTTACGGGTTTGCCCATTCCTTTAACTGGCGTCGGTCTAGTGCTTGTTTTAGCAGTACCCTTACCAAGATCGTCAAATTTTTTGGGGGTGTCCATGCTTTTAACTCCAGTTCCAGGACGGCCATCTGATGTTTTTACTTGGCCTTTTCCAGGTTCCTTTGTTTCAGGATTACTTGTGCCTTGAGGAGCCGTTCCAGGTCTTTTAGCGTCGCCAACGAATGATTCTTCATTAGCCTGTAATTTCTTAACGCCCTTTTGTGGTGAAGACTTATCGAAAGGTTGTCCGTCTTTTGGAGTGTGACTCTTATGAACGGTAACGCTTTCTTTTGCTTCCATTTTCTTTGATCCTTTTTTAGGTTTTTCTTCAAATGGAGCATTTTCACTTTCATCGGCCTGAATTTCATTAGACTCTTCGTCCTCGTCATCAAGTTCAATTTCGTAAACGATTTCATCATTTCCGGTAGGCTCAGTCTGTTCTGCGAGTTCATCAGGAAGTTCATCAGGAAGTTCTTCCGAATCTTCAACATCTTCTTCTCCTGGTGTTTCACCTGATTCGTCATCAAGTTTAATAATATATTCATTTCCATCATCTTCAAAGGAAACGCTATTACCCTCTCTTTTGACAACAATGCCGTCTTCAGGTTTCATGGCTTTGAAAACTTTCAAAACTTCTTCTTCTGAAGCACCAGTCATGTCAAGAACATCTTCCGAATCTTCGTCTTCAGCTGGAAGTTCCATTTCTGGTTCTTCTTCGCCAGACTCATCGTCTACTGCTGGTAATTCTTCTCCTTCAGGAGCCTCATCATCAGCGGTTGGTTCATCACTTATCGAAGTTTCATCATCTACGGGTTCATCCGTTACATCTTTTTCTTCTTCTTCAGGATCTTCGTCCTCTTGTTCTTTTAGCAAATCATTCAGTTCTTGTTTCATCGTGGAAGCAAGTATACCCTTTGCGTTTGCTTTTACTGCCTCTTCAAGTTGTGTAACTTGAAGTAATGCTTGTTCTACAATTCCTTTTTGAGCCATTTTGTTTCTTTATTTGTTTTTATAAATATTATGATATTATTAAAAGTTTATCTTTATGTGTTTTAAATATTAAAAAATTCTTATTTTCCCATAAAATTGTCAAGTCTGCCCATAAGAGATTTAATTCTATTATCTTCATGGGCTTGTTCTGGAACAACTTCTTCATACTTCGTTCTGTCATCCAAATCCATAAACACATATGCACCGGGTGTGGACGGAGAAGATACTAAATCAAAACACACAAGTTCAAAATCCTCCTGTACAATATTTTGTCCTTTTTCATTTTTTAACGAACCAACTCCACGAGATGAAATGCCCAATGTTGCTCCATTCATTAATAACATAGCAGCCTGATCACCTTTACAACTAATGATACCGCCTTTCTTCCATCCCGGAGACGTGAATAATTTGATTTTACCAACCAAGACATTACCTTCCCACCATGTTTCTAGGATTGAATGTGATACTCTATCTAAATCTATTAAACTAGAGGTCGGATGATTCAATTCACTCAGAGCCCCTCCGTTTTTAATTATTAGTTGATACTTTTCGTTTTCTCTTCTTAAAACAGATTCGGGATATATTCGGCCATTTTTATTAGGTATACCATACTTTTGTAATACAGCATAAAGAATAAGGTCTTGCGAAAAGTCCATATTCTTCATTTCAGAAATTATTTGTTTGTTTTCTTCGGGGGAAATATGACCGGCGTCATACTCAATCAAAAGTCCCCGTTTTCCGGTCTCATTAGGTTTCAATATTTCCAATACCTTCATCTATAGTTTTACTATAAATATATGGGTATTGAAACTATTCTATCGTTATTTAAATTTTATGCGTAAAATGTTTTATTTTGAATACGAGAAATATCCATTGGTTTACTGGTTTTATATATTGAATAAGGAGAACCGAGGTCATCGAATTCAATTCCAATGATTTTTAAAGGAGTATTTTTAAATAAAGTTATTTCTGATTCAACTTCGAGTACCATATTTTGGTATAGAGATGTGTTCCAGTCAATGTACTTTTCATTAACTTTTGCGGTGATAGCCGCCTCTTTTGTTTTTTCTACCGAAAAACTACCAAGGAGGCCACCGCCAGATTCCGACCAAGTCCAATAAATTCCCAAATGACTTCCTTGAGTTTCTAAATGTGATATCCAGTTTTCATCGACCGCCATCACCCGATATATCGTGATTTCACCTGAGTCGTCGATCATAGATTTAATATTTTCTATTGAGTTTCTTAATCGTTCAGTCAATTCGTTTTTCACATATTCCCTATATGATGAATTTTTTTTAGTTTCTTTTTCTAGCTCATTAAATTGAGGGTTACCATATGTCACCTCAAAATTATCCTTCATATAATCCCATAAGAACATATCTGAGTCCGATGTGATATTACCATTAATAAATTTTGTTATGAAATTATCATTCAAAAAAGAATTGACTGTGATGTCATGAATTGATGCTTCAGTAATAACGCCAGATAGTTTGTTGAATCTCGCAATATAATCTTCAGATAATATACCCATATAGGATAAATATTTTAATTCTTGGATTTAGAAAAATTAAATAAGATTTTATCCGATAAATCTATATCAACAATGTCTTCAGTTAATTTATAGATAAATGATTTTAATTCTTTTGATCTAATATCAAAAGCTTTTTGTGTGAATAATGTGATTTCTAAATTTAGAAAAGATTTTTTTCCTAATCTAATTCCTTTAGTTCGGACATCTAAATCAACGATTGATTCTTTTTTAAATAGATCGGATTTTAGGTTATATATTCGTAATTTGATTTTTCGTTTTGTTTTAGAAAGGAGAGAATTAAATTCATCATCATTTTTGGGTTCCACCCACGAATTTAATTTTACATAAATTGTTTTTAATTTTTTATAGTCAACAGTTCCATATCCTATCTTTACATTGCCATAATAACCCAAGGTTATAAATTTTCCAGTTTTCATTAATTTTTCTCATATTTTCTATTTTATGGTGAATAATAATAAAATATAAGGAAAAAAAATTATATTCCAAAAAAAACGGGATTAAATCCCGTTTTTTAACTGTTGTAGTTTGTAATAGTTAATTTTAGATACGTCCATTGACGATATTTCTTCCCGGGCTTCGTTTATTTTTTTGTTAAGTTCATCAGTTGTTCTTTCAGTTTGTATATTGTTCATTTTTTCGATAACATCGGTTTTTAATACTTCGAAATTATCTTTTAGTTCTTTGTCTGTTATTGTAAGTATCTTTTTCAGTTCTTTTTGCTGTTCTTCATTTAGTGTATTTTCATAAAGAGTATTAAAATTATTGGCTAAAATGGTATGTAAAAGATTTTCATTTTGAATAAATGTGGTGTCAGAAGATTCCTTATTTTTTTTCGGTTTCATTAAATGATTGATGATATCATTTTTTCCTTTAATTTTTTTGTCAAGATTTTGTAATGTGTCGTTTTCTGATAATAAATCTAAATTTGAATATAATTCATTTTCATCAATAATTACATCTCCAAATTTTTTAGACATATCTTTGGAAAATTTTTGAATTTTCTTTGATTTTGCTTTTAATAGAGACGTAACTCGATCGACATACAAATTGGCGCTTTCTTTATCTGAAATATATTTGTTTTCTATATCTTCATAGAACAAATACATCTCTCTGAAATCTTTGTTTTTTATAACTTCTGTTAAAATTTTTTTCATTTTACTTCTGTCTCCGCTAGCATATGCCTCGGTAATTTTTTGTAAAATTTCGCTTTTTAATAATCCAAATTTATTCATGTTTACTGATTTAAAATATCTTTTATTGCTTTTTCCATATCATAAATATTCTTCTGAGCCTTTTCCATATCAAATAAGTCCGGTAATTTAGTATCTTCACTTAACATGGATAAAATTTTGTCTTTTTTTGAATAATTTTCAGATAATGGTGCTCCTGGTTCCGCTCCTGTTGGGGCTGGAGCTCCAGCGGTCATTGGACCCGCACTGGCCTCAGATGGAGTTGTCATTCCACCTCCACCGCCTCCCATTGGCATACCGCCAGCTTCTTGTTGTTGTCCTCCGCCAGCGGCCAATGATGCTTCAATTTTCTTTCTCTCTTCTTCCGGAATGCCATATTTCTTATCCACCTCATCAAATACGCCTGAACGTCTAATTATATTTTGAGTATTTGTTAATTCAAATCCTATTGCTCTTTCTAATCTTTGTTGTTGTAAATCAAGAATGACATCATTATCGCTCATGCCAAGAATATTCTTTTTTGCCCATGTATGAGAAACAGGAAGAATACCCATTTGTGACTGGTCCGAAGTCGCATCCTTATACATTGTAATTTTTTCTTTCCATTGTTCAATTCTTAATAAATCAGATTGTCCAGATGGATTTGTCATAGATAATGTAAAATTATTTAATTCGTCTTCTAATCCTAAAAGAAATAAATGAACCAAAGCAATCTTATTTAATTCCTGTACTATAGACATTTGAATTCTATTAATGGTTCTCGCAAAACGGATATCCAATAATGCCAAACCCTTACCGTTACCAATAACGTCTTCAAAACCCAAAAAAGCCTTTGGAATACGAAGAGCAGCCAACATTTTCTTTTGAATATATTCAATATCAGCAATCTCCCCTAAATTTTGAGCGCCAGGTAATGTCTCAATTGGGCTAGGTTGTGCAGGATCACGAACTGGAATAAAATAGTCCTGATCAACCGCCATTTGATTATATCTCATATCGACATTACCGTTCTTTTGATCAACAACTTGGTCTCTTTTAAATTTATTTGCAATTTTTTGTACATAAGCTTCAATATCCTTATCATCCATATTACCAACAAAGATTTTAAACACTCTTCTTTCAGGTGCTCTTGATGTTCTATAAATTAACATGGCATCTTCAGCCAATAGAAGTTGTTTCCAAATTCTTCTGATTTTATCTAACATTGAAGTTCCGTATGGAAGTTTTCTATCGTCGCCAAGAATTCTAAAGTGAGCGATTTCCCATGCTTGAAATTCCATATCTTTGTTCTTCCAAGTAAATCTTAATTCTCTTGTTGGAAATCTACTGCCAACTCTATCACTTTGATTTGGGACAGATTGTCTTGCTCCTTCAAGCCTTTCGACTTCTATATTTGGTAACTGTTGACATCCAATAACACCTCTTTCTGCATCAATTTTTAAATAAACAAAGTCATCCCCGTATTTACACATACCTCTAGTCCACATTGGTAGATTAGTATTAACATCCATAATGTTATAAAAAAGATCATCCAATATATGTTTAATCCTTTTTGAATCAGAATGTATTGTTAAGATTTGTCCTTTTTCACTTTTCGTGGTACTTTCTTCCGCATAAATATCGAGTGCAGCCGAAATTTCCGGAGTAAATTCCATACTCTCAAAATCATAATACGCTGATAATCTGTTAGGTTCATAATAAACAGATTGATTATAAAGCGACATATCAAGTTTTGACCATTTGTCTGCGATATATTGTGTCTGTTGTGCCTGTAATCGAGCTTTTTCAAAATCTTCTCTACTATCGGTTTTCAGGATATCTTCTTTCTTAAATTCAAATTGAGGTGGAGTTCTTAATTGTCCCGCAAAACCAAATGTTTTAGTTAGTTTCTGAAAAATTGTTAATCCTTGTTTTGCCATATCTATAAATATTGATTATAATATAAAGAATTTTTTTATAATTTGAAAGGTTATTTTTGTTTTCCGAATAACCACGAGTATTGTTGATACATTTCTTTTCTTGCGGTCATTGAATTATTCTGAAATAACGGATTTGGAATTGGTCTTCCTGTGTTTGCGTCTACAACTCCAAACGGATCAAAAGCTTGACCATAAGAATAGGCCGATTTGTTCGGTTCATATGTTCTTTCAGATAACATCCAAGATTCCATCATTGCTTTATTTTGTAATTCATTTCGTAATAATTGAGTAAAACATATGTCACCAGCATACATAGCAATTGCAATACCCATAATTGAATCGTCGTGAGTTCCTTTCATATGGTCGGGTCTGCCATTAATAAAAACAAATGTATTCATCTCATTTGCTAATCTTAATGACTTAATAATAAATCCATGTCTTACTTGTTCTTCAAATGCCGCAACAATTTGTGTTCGCTTATTATTGAAATTAATACCAGGAATTTTTTCCATCGACTTAGCGTCATATTCCCATATATTCTGTGTATTGATCCCATCAATAAACATATTTTTATAATTCATTTCTTGAAGTTTTCTTGAAGTTGCAATTCCCATCCCGCCAGTTATATCGACAACAATAAAACACTCATAAATCATTCCCCATCTATATGCAATTGCGGCTAAATCATCTGGCGGCATTTTTCCAATATATTCAAGAACTTGTTCCCTATCATCAAAATCTATTATATTAATAGCCGAAAAATCTTCACTATCGCCTCTCGACACATCAACGCCCATAATATAACGATGACCTTTAATTGGGTCTTTCCATTGCCACATTTGTCCCATCATATATTTTTCTTTGGGTTCACGACATTGTTCTTTTATAATTTTAGCAATTAATTCAGCAGGAATAACATTGTCGCCAGATCCGAGAAAATCGGCATCAATTTCTTGACTAATACGTCTTTTGTCGTATTTTAATTTTTTTGCCATATTTTCAAACCATGGAGAATATGGTTTATATCCATCTTCAATTAGTTTCTGATAATCTTCGGGATCCGCGTCATGGATTGTTATTTCATCATCTTTATATTCTTCCCTATTTAACATATAATGAACTATATCAGTAACTTTAATCCATGATAGATTTTTTGAATAACGAGGATCTTTATACCATTTTAATTCTGTTATATGAAAGTTATTTTCACCTCTAACAGCTTGAGCATATATACCATAATATATCGGGTCATATCCATTTGGCGTTGAAATCATAATAACCTTACCACCTGTTGAAAGGGAAGCCATTGATGCTGCCCAGAAATCTTCACCCGCTTCAATATAGGCCGCCTCATCAAAGATTAGAATTGTTGGGGTGTAACCACGAAGAGCATCCTTGGATGTTGCAACAGCTTTTACTTCACAGCCATTATTTAGTCTAAATCTGGTTTCCGAATTCTTTGCTTGAGAATACCCGACATTAATCCAATCGGGCCATTGATCAAGAAAACCCCTTACTTTATTCGCCATTTCAATAGCTGTATCTCTTTTATTCGCGACAATAAGAACCTTTTCAGGTTTTTCAGGTTTAGCTGTTTGTAATTGTTTAGATATCCAAGCCGCTGTTACTGTTGTAACACCCGCCTGACGATATTTTCTTGTTATATTTTCATTATAGTTTTCATAATCATTTATCAATTGAATTTGATCTGGAAATGGATCCATAGGTACAAATCTTGATTGTGTATTATCAAATGTCTGCAAATATGTTCTCAACGCATATGGAGTATCTTTGATGATACGAGCATATTCTTTAAGTTGTTCAATTTTAGCTGTCATACCTATAAATATAGAAAAAGTGGTCATTATAAACCACTTTTCATTTTATTATGTAATAATCTTACCTTTGATTACCTTGTTTACGATCTATCATTCTTTGAATTTTCTGAACTAATTCCCAATTTTCCTCATCAATTGCGTTATTCATTTCTACATTTAATGCATTAAGCCCCATTCCTGCTAATGTTGCGTTATCTATATCTTTTGCCGGGTTTTCGGTTGTGGGGATATCTGGATCTGGTTCTGGTTCATTTGCTGGGTTTTCGGTTGTGGGGGTGTTAGGATTTGGTTCGTTTGATATGCCACCTATTCCCAATTCTTTCAAAAAGTCACGTAAATTTTCATCAGGTGTTTCATTAGAAATTTCTTTAACTTCACGCTGTAGTTGATCTGCTCTATTTGTGTTTAATTCTTGACTCTGTTGTTGATGAGCTTCAAGTCTTCTCATATTATCACGCGCGCCAGCAAGAACAATACCCATTAGTCTTCTTCCTTCTTCAGATTTTTGTAATACTTCTTTCATAAACACCAAAAATTCTCGAGCTGGCAGTCTAAAAATTGATGTTAATAAGAAGAGCTGAATCTGCTTTTGATTATCTTCAATTAAAATGTCATCTGGAAATAAGCTTCTCATTCTATCCCAAATTGCGGGTCCCAATCTTAAATCCCAAATTTCGTTATCTAACGTGTCTTCTATTTCTTTAACGTCAGCAAATCCTTCTGAAGGTTGTCCGTGTATACCAAGTACCTCATATGTTCCTTTAAGTAATTCATGAACTAATATTGGAAAGTTAACTCCCCAAGCGCATACTGTTACTAATTTTTCATCTGGCTGGCAATCACCGCCACCGCCTTGTTCTTCATCGCCACCGCCTTGTTCTTCATCATCTCCTTGTTCTTCATCATCCCCTTGTTCAGGATATTGGGGTTCCTGTGGCTCTTGTGGTTGAGTTTGTGGCACAGGTCGTAATACTTTTTCTTTACCGCCAATAAAATCATTACCTTGCATTGATCTCCCCATTAACTGATCACCAAATTGCCAATACAGAACATCATTAATAGACATTATTATTCCGTATTTATTAATGATTTCTTCCGAACCCGTTATATTTTGTAATTCATTAGCCATCATATGGTACATATAATGTCCTCTTTTCGACGCTCCCTGAAGAATCGTATTTATTAATCTTCTTTTCCCTAACTCCAAATTAAAATTACCCAATCTCTCAGCTAATTGTGCTTCTAATTGTTGGGGGGTAATTTGTTCTGT